CACCTGAAAACACCACTCCTTCGTTTTCGTAGAAGCGGCGCACCTTTTTGAAAAGTTTCGGATTCTTTACATCAAGGAAAATTTCGCCAGTCGCAGCAGCACGAAGAGTGCTAATGTCTTTTTTGAATTTTTCAGTCAGTGCCATTGTTGTGTTTGGTTTACCCTTGTATTATAAGGTTTTGACTTTATATAGTCAAGATGCCAGATAAGAATCTGGCGATCGGGGAGACAGGATTTGAACCTGCGACCTATGCTTCCCAAAAGCACCGCGCTACCAAACTGCGCTACACCCCGTTGTGGTAGTTCCTATCGCCGCTAACCCTGAACTACCAAGGAGGTCACCGCAGTTGAGTTGTGTCTCAACCCGTTTAGTATAGCACTATTTGTGGGGTTTGGCAAACGGTTCCCAGTGTTCCCATCCATACTTATGAACCAGATGCATTCCCAAAATAGGAACAAACACTAGTGCCAAACACATTGGTCCTAGTGTCCAAGGATTGTTTAAAGTCCATGCAGCAAAATGTGCAACTTTATGGATCATTTTACTTATGTTGTTTTATTGGCCAGGTTAACTCCATACCAAAAACAAGCAACGAAATAAAAGCAAATACAAACATAAATGTAATCATGAATCAAAATACTTTTCTAATACTTCAATACGCTCTTCTTCATGGGCAATAATATCAATTTGATCTTGAATAGCAGCGAGAACATCTGGATGCTCCCCAATACCCACAGGATTCTTTAGATAAATTTCAATATTTAATCTTGCTTTTTCAATGTTGCCTTTAGCATCTGCTTTGAGTGCTTCTAAAATTTGTATTCTCATGCTGGAAAATCCCAATCAGTAATTTTATTTACCTCTTCTCTAGGTCCCCAACTACCAGAAGAGTAAATGTGAGGAGTAGTACAAATAGTACACTCATCACCAGTACAAAGTAAATCCTCAACAATACGCCAAGACTCCATCACTTCATCAGCGTGAACAAAATTAGATTGATTATCATTAATAGCATCAAAAAGAAGTTTCTCATATCCATCAACACCCAACCAATCAGGATATCTGTGAGTTAGTGTTGCAGTTTCAACATGATCTGTTAATCCTGGCGCTTTAATATCAATTCTCATATCCAAATGTGCATGTGGTTGAAGTCTTATCACAATGCGATCGTTTGTTTCACCATCAAACAACTGTCTTGGTGGTGATTTAAATTTAATTACAACTTCTACACACCCATAAGGCATACATTTACCTGTCAGAACGCGAAAAGGAACTCCTTCCCAACGCCAGTTATCGACATAAAGAGAACCAGCAACGAAGGTAGGAGTGCTACTGTGAGGATCAACACCCTCTTCAGTGCGGTATTGTTCGTATTGTCCAAAGATCGTATCCTCCCCTAAACGAGTAGCAGCAAGAACTTTTGTCTTTTCACGACGAACTTCTCTTGCATCCATTTTGCAAGGTGGTTCCATAGCGATTAGTGCAAGAACCTGAAGAATATGGTTCTGCAACATATCACGAACTGCACCAGCAGTCTCATAGTATTGTGATCGACCATCACAACTGATTTTTTCAGTTGCAAAGATTTGCACTTCTTCTATGTACTGCCTATTCCAAAGTGGTTCCAATAAAATATTGCTAAAGCGGGTGGCAAGGATGTTATTAACAGTATCTTTGCCGAGATAATGATCAATGCGATAGACTTGCTTTTCGCGTAGATGTCGCTCCACCACTGACTGTAAATGATCAGCAGATTTATAATTGTGCCCAAAGGGTTTCTCGATAACCACTCGGGAGTGCTCAGGGTCATCCAAGAAACCAGCTTCTTTAAGATTGATGATTGCATTTTCATACCTTTCTGGTGGGACAGATAAGAAATAAGTCGTGTCTTCCAGATCATTTGGCAAATGCATCAGAGTGTTTGGCATTGAAAGATCTGTAGAAACATAATCTAAATGCCACAAGAATTCGGATGGATAATCACCCAAACTTTGTTTCCACTGCTCTGGTGTTGGTTCTCTTCTAGCAGAACCAGTAATTAAAAAATTTTCTGGAAGTAAATCTTTCTTCCAAAGATTGTAAAGTGCTGGTATTAGTTTCTTCTTACAAAGGTCTCCCGTTGCTCCGAAGATCACTATTCCACTAGTGTGCGGTTCCATTTCCGTCATACTTATCTGATTCATAATAGACATTTTCTCCTTTGAAGAACCCAAAGAATACAGTTGTGCATACAAAGGGAACTGCTATCCAAAGAAGTACATTAGCGAACATGATGACCTCCGAACATGTAACGCATTCCGTTCAAGATTTTGTTTCCAAACTCCCCCAGTCTGCGAGAATTAAACCGTTCAAATAGTGCGGCAGAGATAACAGGTGTGGGTACACCAAGATCCACAGCAGCGTGGAGAGTCCAACGACCCTCACCAGAGTCTGATACTCCCCCATCGAACTTGCTAAGGTCATGGTCATGCCGTAATACATCAGCGGTAAGGTCAAGTAACCAGCTACCAACAACAGAACCACGACGCCAGAGCTCAGCAACTTCAACAACATCAACATCATATTGATAGTCTGCTGGATTTTCCATCGGAGCAACCTCAGCATCCCCTTCCTTAACATATTTGGAACCAAGATTACCATGATGGAGAATATTAAACCCTTCTGCATACGCTTGCATGATTCCATATTCGACTCCGTTGTGAACCATTTTTACGAAATGACCTGCTCCAGGACCTCCGCAGTGTAACCAACCATACTCAGCACTGGTTGCCCTAGTGCGGGGGTCTGTGCGGGTTGCAGCGGTAATACCAGGTGCAAGTGCCCTGAAAATGGGGGCACAGACAGATACTGCTCCAGTTGCACCACCAACCATAAGACAGTATCCACGCTCCAGACCGTAAACTCCACCACTAGTACCGCAGTCAAGATATTGGATACCCAACTTAGCAAGCCTTTCTGCTCTCCGTCTAGAATCCTTAAAGTTGCTATTGCCATGATCAATAATAATATCCCCGTTGCCAAGTAATGGTAGTAACTCATTTAATGTGTCCTCTACTAATTCTGCAGGAATAACAAGTTGAAAAATACCAGGAACTTCACCACCACTGGTATACATCTTTCCATCTGTTTTAACTATCTGAACAAGATTTTCTAAAGTGGTAGCAACTCCACTTACGTATCCCTTTTCAAATGCCTCTTGTGCTTTTTCATAATTTCGTCTATAACCCCAAACTTCAATACCTTCTTTCATCATACGGCGGGACATACCCTCACCCATTCTACCTAAACCAATAATTCCTACTTTCATTGTTGTTCTACTGATGATACTAATTTTACTGAACTTAAATCACTTATATCCGGTGGAAATGGTTTGCGATTTTCCTCTCTTACTGTTAAATGATCAGGATCAATGATATTCATTGCCTCATACAATTCTTGAGCGTGATGCAATTCATCATTCATCACACTGCATATATCTATATCAGATCCATCAATCTCTGCAAGATACTTTGCATAGGTTTCCATAGCATGAAGTTCTATTTCGTAGGAGAGATGGTAAGCAGCGCGAGGAGATAACCAATAATAAACCACGTTGATCCAATAATAGACAAGTACGAGGTGTCTGGCAAAAAAGCGATCAATCCAATAAGCATTACCGCCCCTAGATTCCATGATTTCCAGATGTTCTGTTTCATTGACCGATTGCTCGAAGTGCTGTTTCATCAAATAAATGTGCCACTGTCCACGCAAACCTAATGATTCACGTAAGTGAAGCACACTTAAAAAAGCAAAGTATGGTGCCCGTGCTATCTCCTCAAGTACCCAGAATCTCTGAAAGTGACGACCTTGATACAGGAAGTTTAAGATAGCAACTGTGATATTTAATGTAAACGTATTAAGTTTCTTCATCTGTATCCTCATATAAAGGACAAGGTTCTTCAAATAAGTGTTCTATTCTAAGTTGTTTGATGCGCTCGCGGAGTCCTTTATAGAACTCTCTTTTTTCGTCAGCGTTCATTTAAGACTGTAGTGTGATTTTTAACCAGGGAAAAATTGGATCAATCACGCCGATGAGTCGAAGTAAACCCTCAGCAAAAAGTGCAAGAACAACCCATCCAACACACATTGAAATAATTGAAGCATTACGATTATGTTGTCTTATTGCAGCATCTATCATCTCCTGACACTCTTCGCGAGTGACATAGTGAGCTGGTTTAATTTGATCCATCCTGTGCGACATTGGGCAGATTTTCCATTGGATCGGGTCCTCCCGATACTATAGCACAAGCTCTCCTATAATAGAAATTGTCCGTACTTCCTGACTCTTCTAAAGATTCTTTGACTCTCACCCAATTTTCATAGGATGTTTTGTCCATTTGTTTTAGTTTAAAATACATACTAGCTATTATAGTAAGTACTTCTAATCATGCACTAATGTGTGAGTTTCCTAACGAACTTCAAAATTCATTTTACGAACTTTGCGTTGTCTTCTTTGTTCTTGCCACTCAATATCTTGCTGAGTAAGAACGGTTTCTTTTTTACTTGTATAAGAGTTTAACATGATAACTTGACCTAAGTCAACTGCAGAGATTCTATCTCCACGAATAGTTGTCATATTTGGGCAACCACAACAAACAGTCCTACTTGGATGCCCAATTAACTCCTTACCACAGGAGCGGCATCTTATTTTAACATTATCCATGTTTTTATAATGTGTTCCTTCCTTCACAGAAGTCTTTCCACATCTATTTATATGGGCAATATCGGATTCGAACCAATGACCAACTGCGTGTAAAGCAGCTGCGCTACCGCTGCGCTAATCGCCCTTCTCCTCATATTTTAACATATACTCTACAGTTTTGGCAACATCTTCCATTGCATCACGCAACATCGGTTGTTGTCCAGAGTGTTGTTCGGTCTTAGTGACGCCGTTTCTCCACTCTTCCACAAGTGTCCAACGCCACTGAGACATACTCTTTGAATACCACAGATTAATCTTCATCAGGTAACCGAGATTCTAACGTATCTAGTATACCTTGTAATCTACCAATTTCACGTCGATGTATAGCAATTTCACGACATAAGTGCAGATAATCATTTTCCACATCTTCTAGACGACACTGCAGTTTTTCTACAAGATCATAAAGATTTTTGCATTCTGCAATGTTTTGTCCTCCTCTATATGATTCATCATAGAACCATTCCATCATTTTTTTTACTTTCTTCTTCATTAGTCAAGTTCGTAGCAGGTAGATCGTGCCATTTCTGGGTTTGCTTTTAGTGCTCTATGAACATGCCCATGGACATCAGTCTCTAGAGTATGATGTGCTCTGGTATGTATAACCTGAACAAGTATTAAAAAACCCAGAATCATTATATTAATCTGAGTTATTGGATTTAAGAATGCTCTTAAATACTTTTTCATCGGTTTTGTCAAATGACCTTACTATTTTAACATGGTTAATCCAAATTAAACCATAAAAAAACCTCCCTTTAGGGAGGTTGTTAGGATATCCTTATTAACTAGAAAAATGGGATCAGAAGTTGTACTTAACACCCAACTTACCGCCAAGACCCAGATCATCCTTATCGTCTGCAGTCAGGAAGGAAACTTCTCCATACACTCCGATAGCATCGCTAACGGGAACGCCAAGACCTGCTTTACCAGAGAATTGAGTTTCGGACTCTTGACCATCAACAGAAACGACTGCTGGACCCGCCTGGACGTAGTATGCGGCAGCACCAACTTCTCCTTCATAGCCAATATGAAGATCTGTGGTTGCTCCGGAATAATCGTCGCCTACCCAACCGGCATTCGTTTCCACGTTGACGTAGGGACCTGCAAGGGCAGCGCCTGCGGACATAGACAGAGCAGCAGTTGCTGCGAATACAGATTTGATCATTTGTTTAAACCTCGTTTTTTACTTGCGGAATGATTACCCGCAGATGGAAAGGGAATCGACAACTCCCTGTTGTTACCTTTTGTTGTAAATCTTCAAAAGGTGTAATATTTATACTAGGTATAAATTCTGGTTTTACGGTTAACCAGAAAGCGGGAGATCGGGTTCGAACCGACGACATTCAGCTTGGAAGGCTGACGTTCTACCACTGAACTACACCCGCAGGTGGTGGGGATTAATCCCCAGACACATCCTTCACACGGATGAACCTATAATATAACAATCATTTCAGATTGTCAAGCCTCTGACAGGACTTGAACCTGCGACCTGATCTTTACAAAAGACCTGCTCTACCAGCTGAGCTACGGAGGCAATACAGGTGAACCAACCTGTAGTTTAGGATTACTCCATGGTCTTATATAATACATTACACTTATCCGAATGTGTTTCTCAACCAAGCGCCTGATTGAGGACGGGGCACTCAACCCAACATTCTGACAGTTTGTAATGGAGTAAGACACAATTTCCGTTGTGAATATCCAAGGGGGTTTACCCTCACCTACAGGGTTTCGGTATATCCGAACCGATGAGCACCTTGGTTGGAACGTCTCAAGTTCCTAACTCCCCCGGCAGGATTCGAACCTGCGACCAGACGATTAACAGTCGTCGGCTCTACCGCTGAGCTACAGAGGATTATCCGTAGGGATTTCTCCCTTGTTCTTTACAGAGTTTGAAGTATAGTTTGTAGTACCTACCCTTCATTTCGTTAAGAACTTCTTTGTCCTCTTCAAAACCCAAGTTGCCCAAATGAGCAGAACTGCCTTCTAATTCAGATAGTAGAAGTAATATTTTAACTGGGTCCATAGTAAGAAGACAAACGACTCAAGTAGGATTCGAACCTACGACCGACTGCTTAGAAGGCAGTTGCTCTATCCAGCTGAGCTATTGAGTCAAGGAGGGTCACCCCTGCCAATGATAATGGAAGAAGTTTCCCTTTGGATCACACATTGGATCCTCGGATATAATTCTATATGGGAGTTGCGATTGACCTTTGAAATCAGTTCGATCACCAATCACCGAGTATGCTGCAAGCAAGTTCTCATTTTTCTTGAGACGCTCAACAACACTTTTCTTTGCTACAGGATTCCAAAAGCGGAATCCCTCATACTGTCCAGGCGCATAAACAACATCCGCTACCGTATTTGGAAAATGCGGAGAACGAACACGATTCAAAATTGAAACAGCAACACAAAACTCATCACGAGTATTGGGTGCTGCTTCTACCTGAACGGCACGAGCAAGATGATCATAATCAAGTGGCGTTAATGCCAAAATGGTTTCTAAAATCATAAAAGTATTCTACACTACAGGGCGTAGATTGTCAACGTTAAAACTGTGCTAAACCAGTTCCAGAATTCCAACCACCAGGACCTTCTTGAAAGTTTTCGGAACCGCCTTGGGTTTCCGCTACGGTGGTCCAGTTCTGAGTTGCAATCTCGTACATCTTAGCATGAATATCGTGTGATTCGCAAGTATCTTCAGAACGTTCCTGTTCTTCCTGTTGCTTGATTAGCGTTTCTTGCTCCATATAATCTTGCTGCTTTTCAGTTAAATTGGGAGCAGGACCAAACCAGGGATCATCCTCCAAATATGCAGGAGCAGGAACACCTGTGTAATAATTGATAGCATCTTGTTTAAATGCTTCCCCTTCTTCTTTCTTTTCTTTATAAGTACCTGCTTTTTTCTGAAGAAGTGTAGTTTGAGTTTCTACTTCCATTTTTGGTTGTTCTTTAGAGATACCAAGAAGTTCTGCAAATTTTTTAATCATGTGTAGATATTAAATGAGATTGAAATTCTATCTTCTTTACTGTTGTTACCAGTTACATAGTGCCAAAAGTGTCCAGGTAAAATATACAACCGACCTTCTTCAGGTTCGGTAATATATTCTAACATGTCATTACGGTTTTCGTAAAGATTACAATATTGCGATCCATCATTTCTCAAAACTACAAATTGTCCAGATTGTGGAGGAACTTTAACGTAGTAAATGCCAATTAAATCAGCACGACCATGAGAATGCATTACATTATAGTTATAACACTTATTGATATTACACCAATATTCAATATTTTCTACAGTCAATCCAAGATTTTTTTGCTGAAGGACATCGTTAGAAAACTGTTTAACAACATCATATAATGAAGAAAAAGAAGTTCCCACAAAAGTTGGGGAATGATATCCTCCCTCATTAGATACTTCTTCTGATGGATATCTATTTTCAATAACATATGCCTCTTCAAGTACAGACATCATATCAATCTGTGGAATGCATGAGCATACAAAACTTGGAAATATATTTTTGTCTAGTACGTTATGATACAATTTACCCAATACTAAATAAAGCCATAGAATTATACTACAAATTTATGAAAAAAGCATTACTTGCTTTTGGTATGGTTTTGATGACCACTTCTGTAGCAAATGCAGGTGGTTTGGTTAGCAAACATGCATCAAGTGTTCAACTTTCAGTTGATGCTGCAAAAACTACCGCATCAAGAATTGGTTCATCGTTCAGTATTTCCGGAACAAATATTGACACCACGGACGGATCAACTGCAAACACAGTTTCTGCTGGTACTATCACTAATGGTGTTTATTCACCAGGAACGATTGCAGCAACTCAGGATACTCCTGGAGCAGCATTCTCCTTCAGTCAATCTTATACCCAGGCTGATGCAATCCCAACTAGTGCTCCTACTGTAGGAACTGTTGGTAATCTGACGGGTCAGACATCTTATACTGCTGGTACTACTGGTGATCTTGCTGGTACTGTAACCTCGGCAAATGTTCTTACGGTGACGGCTGGCGGAGCTGGTTCTACGGCAATAGGACAATTCGTTTCGGAAATCACGGTTATTGACTGAGGTTAAATAACAATGACTAGATTACAGGAAGCAATCGGTTTAGGGTTGATTCTTGGTGTATTGCAAGGGACTGCTGCAAATGCAGTTCCAGTGGTCCCAAATTTTACTCAGGGATCAATGACCAGCACAACTGAGACCAAATCTAAAGTTGTTGAAACCATCAATTCGATGGATTATAATACAGGATATCAATATTCTGCTACAGGAAGTGGAGTTACAGCATCAGGAAATCTTTCACCTGGAACTGGAACAAATACAGTAACTATTGACGGAGTGACTTCAACATGGACAGGTGTGACGAGCAAACCATCCTTTACACAAACAAATCCTGGAAATGCCTTCCAGTTCACGGAAACCTATCAAGGTCCAGGATTAAGCAACCAGACGATTATCCAAAGGACGACAGAAGTAGAAAGTATAACAACTACAACAAGTATTTTCTCCCAGTAATCTTATGTCTAACAAGTATTGCGAATGCCCTACCTGCAAGTGCGGAAGTCGGAGGTGTAAGTGCGACTGCTGCGCCTGTGGCGAATAGTTCAGGCTCAGTCACTAATCAGGCAATTCAGGTTTTACAAGGCCCATATATCACTAATACTTACGGCGGAGGGATCCAGTGTCAAGGTCCCACTATGAACTTTACGCCGTATGTAACAGGAGCAGTATCCGCCCAAAAACCATTTCAGGGACAATACTATGATAATGTTTATGATATGAGAGATTTGTCCGGAGATTTTGATGATGATGGAGAAGCAATCGGGGATGGCGCACCAGACAATCCTGGCGATATTTTATATAAAGTTCCGGTAAGAACTGGACAGAAGGATAATTATAATTTAAGTATTGGTTTCTCTATGACTTGGAGTTCACCATTAGATAAGACTTTACAAGATCAATGTAAAGAAGCGGCCGCGGCAAACATTGATTTAATGAGACAGGCAGCAGCCAATAAGAGATTAGATTTTGAGATCGCCAGGCTCAAAAATTGTGGCCAGTTGATAAAGGAGGGAATAACTTTTCATCCAAGAAGTCCTTATTATAAAATATGTGCAGACGTGGTAGTTCAGAACGTAAATCATATTAAACCACACGTTCATACTATTCCTAAACCTACAAGAACATCAAGGAAAGCAGAAGACCTTGGTGGTGCAATCGAATAATTATCTCTTCATATTTTTCATAATTCTAACTGCCTGAGATAGTTCTCTCTGAACTTCTTTCCTCTCAGATACACTCAAAACTTTTTGTTTTTTACCCAACTTGGCAGTAATTTTTTTAATTGTTTTCTTTACCAGTGGTTTTACTACCTTAAGTAAAAGGTCTGCTACTGGTTTTGCTAATAAAGCAGATGTAGTTGCGACAGCAGCAATACCAGCAGTTGTTGCTACAACTTGTGGTGCTGGTAGATATTGCTCTGTAAATGAAATTGGTTCGTAGAGAGTTACACATATCTGCTGACCATTTACAGTCTGCAATTCAAATCCAGAAACCTTCTCTTTCTTATTTTGTGCTACATCACCTATCCTAGGTGCATTAGGACCAGGACAAGGCACCTCTTCCTTTTTTGGTTTTGGTATGGCATCTTTAGGAATTTCTGGTACTCCAGGAAGTTCTGGTGCCTTATATGGAGGAATAGATGGTTTGGGAGTTGGTAACTCTACTTCCTCATTAAAATTTATTGGATTGAATGATGGGATTTGTCCATCACAAAAAGTTAAAACTCCCCTCCTATCATCATTCTTAATTTGATTATTTTTAGCATTCTTTGTTTCATGTGATTCAACACAACCAGGAAGATCCACCACAGGAAATCCTATCTGAACCGTAACAGGAACAGAATTTGGAATTGCCTGTGGTGGTGCCATCAAATAATCAGGAACCCGTGGAACATCCACAGATCGGACTCTAATTTCAGGGATTTCTGCCATCAATCATCTTTAAAAATACCAGCAAGTCCACCGAAGAAGTGATAGAACATTACATAAAGAAAAAATCTATTATCACCCTGAGGTTTAGTTCTTCTTCTAGGTTTAGATACAGTCATATCAATATAATAACTGCATTATATATCAGGTCTCATAGAGTTCTCAGAAAGGAAGAGCAGAACCACCACCAGGCACACCAATTGCACCACCAGTTACTTCAGGCATCTCAGGCATGGCAGCATCTAACATTCCAGGGAGTGCTCCTGCAACTGCTTCGGTTGCTGCTTTAGTTGCTGCTGCTTTAGCACTTTCAATCATTGCATCTTTGTTAAGATATACATAAGCACCACCAGCAACGATGGCACCAGATACAGCAAAAGACGCAAGTGCGAGTACATTGATTACTTTCTGCATTTTTCTAATTTTATATCACTGTCTATATATCAATTCTTATACTAATGTTCCCTTTGCTCTACGAATTTCTCTTAGTTCTTCAAAGTTTTTCTGTTTTGTTCCTCCATCATATGCCCAGGCATAACCCTCTTCAATCATTAATTCGTTAAGTGAAAGTTCTGCATCTCCGATATATAACCATCCGAGAAGTCTACCGTACTTACCGACACCACCAACAAGCTCAGTACGAATAACAAGATCATCATCCCCAGCAATGGCACCATCCAGTGCCTCCTTGAGCCAATTCGTTGCCTCAATTCCCAACTCCTTTTCCTCTAGGTCTCTGGTCCTTTTCTCCGGCGTATCAACGCCTGCAACTCTAACTCTTTCTTTCTTGTATAAGTCAAACCCAAGATCAATGGTGACATCAATAGTATCGCCGTCAACAACACGGTTGATCTCAATCACTCGGAAGTTGTAACATGACTTCCTGCTGGGTGGAACCATTGCTCCCATAATTGACCTCCTTT